CGGGAGTTTGCTGGCGCGCTCAATGAACTGTTTACTTTGCCCGGTGATCTGGAGGCAGCCGCTGGTGCCTCGTTTAGAGGCGCATTTGAAGGCTTGTTCAACTTGGGCTCAAACCTGCCTAACAGCGCCTTTGAAGTGTCTTTGGTGACGATTGAGGGGCTGGTCATGGCGGGCATGGGCGATGGTGATGCCTTGTCTCGCGATACAGCGGCACAAAAGGCGTTGGCCGAGTTGCAGGCGCAGTCTGATCGCCTGTTTGAGACGCTGGCCACGGCGGCTTGGGTCGAGACGGTGGCCAGCGTGGATCTGGACGGCTACGACCAGGCGTTGGCGCTGCGCGCCCGCATCAAGGCCCAATGCACTTCGCTGTTGATGCGGGCATCAAGCAGCCAAGCGTCCCAGGGATTGGCTGCGTCGAGCTGGTACGACTCGGTGACGGCTTTGTTGGGCGCCTCTCTGAACGATCTGCTGTCCCGAAGCCGGGACTTGGCCAGGCTGACGACCTACACGCCCAAGCACACCACCTCCATCTGGTTGATCAGCTATGAGCTGTATGGCACCACCGAGTGGGCCGATGAGATTTGGTCCATGAACCCGGCCATTGAACACCCGATGCTGGTGCCGCCTGGCCAAGAGTTGCGGGTCGTACGCCATGACTGAAAACATTCAATTGCTGGTCAATGGCCGTTCAATCAAGGGCTGGCTTCAAAGCAGTGTTGAGCGCAGCCTGGAGTCGTTGACTGGTGTCTTTACAGTGCCTGTGGCATTTGCGCCGGGGCAAACGCCGCTGATCAAGCGCCAAGATGAGGTCAAGGTGGTGGTGGGTAGCGAGACCGTGGTGTCTGGCTATGTGCTGGCCGCTGAGCCGTTTTACGACGCCAAGACCATTGGCATGCGGGTGAGCGGGCGAGACCGTGCGGGTGACTTGGTGCGCTGCTCTGCGACGCACAAGGGTGGCCAGTGGAAGGGGGCCAAGCTGGACCGCATCATCAAAGACTTGTGTGAGCCGTTCAAGATCACTTTGAAGGTCGAAGCTGACATCGGTGCGCCTTTGGCTGATTTCAGGTTGAACCTGGGCGAGAGCGTGCTGGATGCGATCGCACGCGCTGCGCGTCTGCGCGGCGTGCTGGTGATGTCAGATGGCAAGGGCGGGTTGGTGATCACACGCGCTGGCATCAATCGTGCGCCTGCCGAGATCCGGCGCGGGGTCAATGTGATCAGCATGGACGGTATTGGCAGCGATGAACGGCGGCACAGCACATATACCGTCTACGGCCAGGGCGCCCTGGCTGTGGATTTCGACCAAGCTCGCCAGGTCAAGGCACTGTCGAAAGACAGCGAGATTGGGCGCCATTTGCCTTTGCTCATCAATGCCGATGGGAATGTGACGCAGGCAGACCTTCAGGCGTTGGTGGATCACACGGCCAGGGTGCGCAGAGGGCACGCATACGGGTTTCGGTACATGGTTCAGGGCTGGACGGTTAATGGCAAGCCGTGGCCGGTCAATGCGCGAGTGCCCATTTTTGATGACGTGGCTGGGCTGTATGGGGCGGAGTGGCTGATTTGCTCGGCCCGTATGAGCTGCGATTTGCGCCGTGGCCCGGTCACTGAACTGGTGGTGCGACCCATTGAGGCGTATGACACCGTGCCGCTCAAAACCAAGATTCGCCATCGCAAGGCAGGCCGCAAAGGCCATGACGATGCATCGCTTGAGCGGGGGACTGATTGATGTGGTCTGTATTGGCTAACTTGCTGCGCCGAGCAAGCATTCGAGGTGTCAAAGAAGGCCGCGTTCAAAAGGCCAGTGTGAAGGTGTTCGACGTGAGTGCGCCCGACCAGGCTGAGCGTTGGCAGGACTATGGTTTTGCAGGCAATCCAGGCGATGGAGAAGGCATCGTCATCGATGTCGGTGGCCACGCCATCATCATCAGGCTAGACCGCCTGGCCACGCGCCCGCAACTTGCCAAGTACGAGGTCTGTGTCTGGCACGAGCAGGGGCACAAACTGACGCTCAAAGACGGCGGGCTTATCGAGGTTGATTGCAACCTGTTCAAGGTCAATGGCGACATGCAAGTCACAGGCAACCAGGTTGTCGCTGGCGCGGCGACTGCGGCCACCGTGGTCGGGCTGCAAGATGTTGTCTTTGCTGGCAAATCAGCTTTGACGCATGTCCACGGCGGCGTCCAGCGGGGCGTAGGTCTGAGCGATCCACCCGCTTGAAGATGGCCAATCGGTGAAGCGTTTCACCAAGCCCAAAAAGAGCAACATGGCCACACTGACGTGGCCATGTTTGATATTGCCACCCGCCCCAATCCTCTCTCAGGCGCCAATGCGGCCGCAGTGCCGTTCGATTGGCGCTTGACGCCTCCCGCGGAGCCTTCGCCGTATCCTTGGACTAACTACAGCACGCCAGGCAATGCAGTTGAGTCAGGCGTGGCTCATTTGCAGACTTTTGCACTGGCCCTGGAAGACACGCTCCAGACGGCCATTTATTTGAGCCTCTTCACGGATCGCCGTGCCAGTGCCGATGACAAGCCCCCAAGGGGCGCTGTCAGCCGTCGTGGCTGGGTGGGCGATGAGTTTGTCTCGCCCGGTGATCCATGGGGGTCACGCCTTTGGCTTTTGCGAAGTGGCAAGAGCACGGATGACGTGCTGGAAAAGGCCCGGTTCATGGCGCAGGAGTCACTGGATTGGATGGTGCGGGCGGGCGTGGCCAGCAAGGTGGAAGTGCAAGCACTTTGGGTGGGTGGCGCACAAGGCTCCCGCCTGGCCATCCGCCCACAGATCTATCAGCCCAAGCAGGCATCACCCGTTTATGACGTGTTGTGGGCATTGACCTTCGAGAAAGGCGCCAGCGTATGAAAAGCCCAATCAACATGACGGTGCCAAACATCACCGAGTTGACACAAAACGCGGCGCGCTGGATGCAGCAAGAGCTGGCCGCTTCTGCTCAAGCCGGTAGCCCGGTAGGTATGTCGACCAGTGATTTGGAGTTAGCCCGATCCAATATCCAGGCACTGGCCTTTGCCCAAGGGCTCAGTCTGCACGGGGCTTACCGCTTCTTGCGCGACTTCATTGCGCGCCAGGCCGTGCCCATCTGGTCCAGCGGCAAGATACTGGATGGCTGGCTGGAGAGCTACAAGATGAAGCGCAAGCGGGCGTCAGCGGCCACAGGTTCGGCCTCTGGGACCGGCGTCAATGGAGCGTTGCTGCAGGCTCGCACCGTGTTGCAAAGCGATCAGGGGCACCGATACGTTGTCCAAACTGACGCCACGGTAGCTGCTGGGGTGATCCACGTCAGCTTGCAAGCCGAGTTGCCTGGCGCAACTTCCAATGTCTCGGCTGGAACCGTTTTGAAGCTGGTGTCGTCGGAGCCCGATATCGACAGCACGTTCACTGTTGACTCCGGTGGGCTTGCCAACGGCACGAACGATGAGAAGGATGAGCAAGCGTTGTACCGCTTGCAGCAGCGCATCGCCAACCCACCCATGGGCGGATGCCCTGGAGACTATGCCCGCTGGGCCTTAGAAGTGCCTGGCATCACTCGCGCATGGGGTTTGCGCAACCCTGTTGGGCCGACCAGTGCGGGCGTGATCATCATGGCCGACGACAACGCGGACATGCACGGCTTGCCGACGCTATCCCAGCAACAGGCGGTGTACGACTACATCCGCGATCCCAAGCGTGGTCCGCCTGACGAGCTATTCGTGATCGTGCCGACGCTGACGTTGATTTCGCCTCACATCATTTTGACGCCAGACACCTCGGATACGCGGGAAGGCGCGCTGGCTGCGCTCTCGGACCTGTTTCTGCGTGAGGCCGTTCCTGGTGGCGACATTCCTCATTCACACCTGTTCGACGTAGTCAGTGACGTGGTCGGTGAGTACAACCACGCCTTCGTCCATCCAACCATGACCAGTGGTGGCGTGTTCAGCGCGCCAGGCTTTGACCACTTGTTGGCGTTAGGCGATGTGACGTTTGGGGGGGTGTGAGGTGTCTTTTGAAGGCTTCGTCGATTCGATAGCGGCACATTTCCCCTCTGGTCATGCTTGGCCACGCAACTCGTCTGCTGTCTTTATGGCGGTGGTTCGGGGCATTGCTCGCAACCACGCCGAGTTGCAGGACTTCACCATGGCCACAGTGCGGCAGTGGCAGCCCTACACCACCACGCTACGCCTGGCGGAGTGGGAGCAGGCTTGTGGACTGCCTGATCTGTGCCTTGGCTATGGGCAGACCTTTCAGGAGCGGCGCGCCATGCTGTTGCGCACGCTGGCCGGGCCCGATCTTCCCTACACGGACTCCAGCCCAGCAGCTCCTGCTGTGATCGAGCAGGTATGCGCGGACTTAGGGTTCCCTGCCCAGGTTCGCTACAACACGCCACTGCGTGTGGGGCGCTCTCGTGTTGGCGAGCGACTCGGGGAGCTGGATGGTCGGCTTTATGTGTTCGTTGACGAAACCTTGCCAGTGTTCCGCGTGGGGTCTCGCGTGGGGGAGCACCTGATCACAGGTATCAACCGAGCCAATCAATTGGAGTGCCATTTGCGACGCATCGCCCCGGCACGCTTTCAGATCAACGTTCGTTTCAACTGATGGTGTTTATATGGATTACACGCAATCGAACAGTTTCACGACCCACGTTGCAACCGGCAGACGGATGCACGACATCGACAAACCAATTCCAACAGCAGTCAGCGACAGCGATCTGAATTCGGTGATCTGGTCGTTAATGGAGGTCGTCACTGCGGGCGGGCAGGCTCCGGCGAGCTTTGATCCGGACGTCCCGGCAACGTACCAAAAACTCAAAGCAGCGCTGGATGCGACCTACGCGAAAGCCAGCGATGGGGTTCATGTGGGACAGGTTTCCTACTTTAGAAGAACGACAGCGCCTTCAGGCTATTTGAAGGCCAATGGCGCGGCTGTGTCTCGGACGACCTACGCCCGACTCTTTGCCGAAATCGGCACATCTGAAGGGCCAGGTGACGGTTCCACCACCTTTAACTTGCCGGACATGCGCGGTGAATTCATCCGTGGTTGGGATGACGGGCGTGGGGTGGATGCCGGTCGGGTGCTGGGTAGTTTTCAAGATGGCCAGATGCCAGCTCACTCACACGATGTCAGCACCGAGGCCGGAACGAATGACGGGGTCAACATAGCCCAGACCGACCGAGGGCTATACAACTACAACAAACCTAGACCGACTAGCACGGTAGGTGGAACGTCGAACGACAGCGAAAACCGGCCACGCAACAAGGCATGGCTTGCTTGCATCAAGTACTGAGGACACACATGAAACCCGTTTATCAAACCGATCACAGTGGCATCTATGTCGGGGTGTCTTTCGCGGACGAAGACCCTTTGACGCCAGGCAATTTTTTGATCCCAGCAGGGGCCTACGAGGACGCGCCTCCGCCTTTGGGTGTGAATCAAGCGGCACAACGTGTCGATGATGCGTGGCTTGTGATTCCTGATTGGCGTGGCCACGTCTATTGGCTGGCCGACGGTTCATGCCACTTCGTACAGGCTGTTGGTATGGCGCTGCCTGAGGGTGCGCTCGACCAGGAACCTC